CCTTGCGGAAGCCCATACATAGTATTTTGAATAGTATAAAACAGTTTAGAAGCCTGCACGATAACGTGTGTCTCCTGTATCTGATACTTACTCACACTATGATGATCTCAGAAATTGAATTGATCATTTTCCGATAATGTTTTTAACCAAATATTGTCGGATCTTGATATCCCACCAAATGGAATCTGTTCGATTGACGATCTTTTCTATTTGTCAAATCTTGCTTGTGGACGAATTTGTGTGAGTATAAATTCACCTTATTCCATACGAGTAGAGACTCTTTTCTTCTGAACTTCGCTGTATTTCTATGCTCTTTTCTGATAGAGCTATAACAAAATTCAGATTTATCCCCTTGGTTAATGGGTTTTAATAATTGACTACAGTTACAGAACAGACTGTATAAGAACATGTTCCCCTCTTTTTCAGAAATTGGATTTGGAGTTAGTCTTTCATTTTTTAATGGATTCTTCTCTTCACTTCCATCAAAAATTTCTACCTAACTTTTATGCGTTCTTAGGTAAATGAACGTATAGATCCTGTATGTATTTCCAATACAGTTTAAAACTGGAAACGTGTCGCTATCCACGTAAAATCTTTGCAATTCCTTAGCTTAGAAGCTTTTGAACTGAATATATATCTTGTTGTGATCTGTTTATATAGCCGAAGCGTTATAGGAGAGTTGTTCCGGCTCCTCTCCTGGAGGTCTAATGCGTAAATCCGTCGAGTATCCTACTTGCTAGCAGATTCTACTATATCTGCGAATGTGAATGGAGAAAACGTGTGTATGTGCTTCCTTAAGTGCTAAACTAACCTTTGTTTTAGCATGGTAGCATATCACTTGTAGTATACCGCCCGTGGAACGAAAAAAGCCATTATAGAGCTTAGTACACTCTGGTTGCGTATAAACAATTTTGTAGCAAATAACTCTTTATTTTAGATCATCAGACTCTGATCCTTTGGATGTCCTTTTAATTTTGTAAACAATTATGAATAATAAACAAAATTGTGAAATTAATCAGCCGTCAAAGGTGTACTTGCATATGGACAATGAAATAGAACATTTCGTTGATGTGGATCCACTGTCCAATATTCCTATATGCTCAAACAACCAGTGGAGAATGCAGTCCCATGAGACTGTTAAAACTTGGTATGAAAGATACGGAATGGAATCGTTAAAGAATTTCTTTAACTTTTCCAGAGATTCTTTTATATCTAGTGAATGGGCAATAAGTCAATTAGAGGATATTTTGCTACTTGTGTACAATTTGTACACAGCAGAAAACCCCTATAAGATTATAGTTGCTGTTGTAACTTATTTTAAGTGCCGGCTTGGGCCTAATACCAGTGCAATTAAATATTATGTCAATGCTTTCCAAAAGCAGTTTCAGAATATAATTGACTCTCTTTTCTCTAGCGATCTTAATAGATTGCAGAGTAGTATTGGGTCGCCTTTCGAAGCACCACGTGATTTTCTTGATCATTATCAAACTTTGAAGAAATCACCTTTATTTACAAAGATTTATAATGTATTATTATATTGTTTATCTCGTAATGTATTGGATGGTTTTGGCATTAATTTTGAGTCCTTAAATTTTGAAAGAGCTGAAAGTGAGGCCCTACGGCGAGCGCATAGTTCGCAACTTGGATTCTTTGAGCAAATAGCTGATACTATTGTTTTTCTTTGTGAGACAGGATACCAGATGTATAAGACTGGTTCTTTTGAACCAATATATCATTGTGGTACTAAATATACAAAGTGGTATGATGATTGTGCTTGGCTGAAAGATAACTATCCTAAGTTGGACGATTGCACAGCATTTGGCTTTTCATTTTCCGAATTCTATGATAAGTTAAAGGATACTATAGTAAAAGGTGATTCAATTTACAAACATGCAGTAAATATGTCATCTTGGGACAAAAAGGCAGTCCTTTTACAACTACAGCCTTTGAAAACTATGTGTACAGAAATAGAGACTTTGTCCAATGCACGATTACCTCGGAAAACTCCATTTTCAATTTTATTACATGGTGACTCTGGTATAGGTAAATCTACTTTGATAGAAATCATGTTTTCCATGTATGGAAAAAAGAGAAATTTACCTATTGATGGACGATTTAAATATACACGTAATGCTAATGCCAATTTTTGGGATGGTTATATGCCTTCTCAATGGTGTTGTGTTTTGGATGATGTTGGTTTCCGAGAACCTCGTACTGCTAGTCAAGGAGATGTTTCTGTTACAGAATTTTTACAAATCATAAATCAAGTGCCTTTTTGTCCCGATCAGGCTGATCTGGGGCGCAAGGGGCGAACACCATTTAAGTCAGAATTTGTTGTTGCCACAACTAATGTGAAAGAACTAAATGCGTTCGCCTATTTCTCTCACCCTTCTGCTGCTCAGCGACGTTTTCCATTCGTTGTGACGCCTAGTGTGAAAGAGGAGTTTCGTACTAACTCTCTCCTTGATACTCAAAAAGTTAAAGAGTCGCATAATCCAACAGATATACCCGATTTTTGGACTTTTACTGTTGAGAGAGTTATACCTCAACCTATATGTAATGGTAAACAAAATGCTATTTATCATAAGATACTGGATAACGTGAGTATGAAAGATTTCTTGATATGGTATAATGAAACTATCGATATACATTGGAATAGTCAAGAGCAGGTTACAAATTCTGTTGACATTATTCATAATATGGATTTATGTAAGTGTTGTGGAATTCCTGTTTCACTCTGTACAGCTAGTCCTACTATACCACAATCTTTGAATATAAAGCTTCATGGTAAATGGTACCACTTGTGGCTTATGTTATATATGTGGATATATTTTGCAACTGATATTTATTTTTCTGTTTGCAATTATATTCGCTCAATGCGTGATTCTTTTAAGTGGCTAGCTACACTTAAAAGGTTCTATGATGATCCAATAGAGAGTATAACAAACAGTAGAGAATATTGGAGTAGACTTGGTGAGAGGGTTCGTCAGGATATTGGTGATAACTCAACCTTGGTCAACTTGGCTTCTGCTGTTGCTGGTGCTGTAACCTTATATACAGGTGCCAAGTTGGTTTCTTATATTTTTGGCTCTAAAGATGACGGTAAAATGGATTATCGTTGTCAACGCTTTGAGGAAGCTACAACTTTTTATCCGCCTGAACCTAAGGAAAAAGAAAGAAGTAATGTTTGGCATAATCCACATGTTGATTTAGCTCCAGTTCATATAAGCGACTCTAGTCGAGCCATGAGAGGACAGGAGATGGTATTAGCAAAGAAGATTGAAGAAAATATGATTTGTTGTGAACTCCTCTTTGAAGAGAGTAAGGTCCAATGTCGAATGTTGTGTATTGTTGACCAATATTATTTGGTGAACAATCATTGTTTATTATATGATGATTTTGTTTTGAATATTTTTCAAAATACAAGTTCATCGGGTGTAAATAGAAATATGTCTATTAAAATGTCGCAGACACAAATATATAGGGATTTTAAGCATGATTTAGCTGTTATGAAAATTCCTTGTCTTCCACCTCGCCGTAACATTGTAAAGTATTTCCTTCCTAATGGTTTTAGAGCTGTTATGAAGGGTGAGTATATCGAACTAAATCCAAATGGTACACGATCAAGAAATCCTGTTTCTGGTATTGCCCATGGAGGAGTAGTTAATGTACAAAATAAATTTACTGTTGAGGTTTGGGGTGGTGTCACTGAAACCCAGACTTATGACGGATATTGTGGAACACCATTGTTGGTAACAACGCCACAGGGCCCGGCTATAGCTGGAATACATTGTCTTGGATCATGGAAGAATAATCATATTGGTTGTGCGAAAGTTCCTCTTCATTATTTGGAGAGTCTTGTAAATAATTTTAAACCTACTGTAGAAATTAATGACATAAGTATTTGTTCAGAATCTGTTCAGCGTGAATTAGGCGAATTACATGATAAAAGTGTATTTCGCTTCATAGAACAGGGTTCTGCGAGTGTTTATGGATCCTTCGTTGGTTACAGGCCAGCGCCTAAATCGACTGTTAAGAAAACCATGTTATGTGATGATCTTCTGACGAAAGGATATTCTCTTAATCATACTGCTCCTTTAATGCGTGGGTGGAGACCCTGGCGCATAGCAGCACTTGATTTAGTGGATCCTGTATTATCAATGGATCAATACATTATAGATAGAGTCACTGAAGATTTTATACTTGATATAATGTCTAATCTTTCGCTGGAGGATCTGAAGACTGTTCATAAGTATGATAGATTCACAGCGGTAAATGGTTCTCCAGGTGTTGCGTATGTGGATGGTATAAATCGAAATTCATCTATGGGACTGCCCTACAGGAAACCAAAAAATAATTACTTAAATAAATTGCCAGCTTCGGATCTTCATCCAGATCCTGTTGAATTCAATGATGAAATTAACCGTCGAATAGATAAAATTCTTGAGACATATTCTGCTGGAAAGCGAGCATATCCTATATATAACGCTTGTTTAAAAGATGAAGCCGTTTCTCTTTCGAAGAGGGAAAAGGGTAAAACTAGAGTATTCTCATCAGCCCCTGTGGATTTTTCCATTGTTGTTAGAATGTATCTTTTATCTTTTGTACGGCTTGTTCAAAATAACAAGTATATTTTTGAGTCATGTCCTGGTACTGTTTGCCAGTCTAAGGAGTGGGGTCAGTTAAGAAATTTTCTGACACAATTTGGTGACAAGCGAATGATAGCAGGAGATTTTAAAGCTTTTGATAAGCGTATGAGTGCTCAAATTATGGAAGCAGCATTTAAGGTCATTTCACATATTTTGAAGGCTTCTGGTAATTATTCAGATGAGGATTTGCTTGCTGTCCATTGTATCAGTGCAGATGTGAGGTTTCCCCTGACTGACTTTAATGGTGATTTAGTTGAATTTTATGGTTCCAATCCTTCTGGTTGGCCTTTAACCGTAATTATAAATGGTTTGGTTAATTGCCTATATATGAGGTATGCATATGCATTATTGTCTGGAAAAGGCTCTGCCCAAGATTTCCGGAAAAATGTTGCGCTTTTAACATATGGCGATGACAATATCATGGGAGTCCATAGCAGATGTAAGTGGTTTAATCACACTGCGATCTCTGAAGTTTTAGGAGAGTGTGATATTGTATATACTATGGCTGATAAGAAAGCGGAATCTATTCCTTATCTACCTATAAAGAAATGTGAATTTCTTAAAAGGTCTTGGAGATGGGACAAGGATGTCGAAGACTATTTATGCCCCTTAAATCACGATTCTATTGAGAAAATGTTAACAGTGTGTGTGCGAAGTAAAGTTGTCATACATGAAGTACAAATGTGCGCTATTATTGATAGTGCACTTCAGGAATATTTCAATTATGGAAGGTCAACATTTGAACAAAAGAGGGATCTTTTCTCGCAGATGATTATTGATCATGATTTACAACAGTATCTAGTGAGACCTCTTCCAACATTCAACGATCTAGTTGAACGCTGGAAAGAAGCCTCCGAAAATTTATAGTCTGCCTTATGGCAGGCCTGGGCTAAAGTTGTGCAGTCCAATTGTAAAACCAAAATCAACCATGTGTGTATAGTTACTACCTTCTATGACAGTTTTTACGCCTACTATAATAGAATGTTTGGATCACACATGAATTCCGCCAGAGCAACCCTCGAAGGCCCTATTTAGGGAAAGGTTTGGCTGAACCTAAAATAATGTCGTAGCGGAATATCGTCTTGGGAGAGTCGTTATTTTGTATTTTTCTCCTGCTGAAACAAATGAACAAAATATCGCGAGTGATGCCGCGAAACATGCATCACTAACAGGCGCAAGCCTGCAACCCGAGTATGAGAAAAATGAAAATGTTGTTTTTCATAATCAAGTACCCGGAACATCTTTGTCATATGCTCCGCTCATGGATGAAACATTCATGGATGGCCATACGACAGATACTGATTTGGCCTGTTTTTTACAGCGCCCTGTCAAGATAGCCTCGTATTCCTGGTCTGAGGGTTCTAAACTGTATCAAACTCTGAATCCATGGTATTCTTTTTTCAATTATGCTACTATTAGGGATAAAACCCAGACATTTGCATTTATGCGATGTAAATTGAAAATCCATGTTCAGATAAATGCCTCTCCATTTTATTTTGGTAGGGCACTTGTTGCATATAGACCGCTCCCAGATTGGGGACCTGAATCTGCTAGCTTTTCGGGAGATGAAGTAGAGACTGTAGTCCTTTCACAGCGTCCATCCTTTTGGATCAATGCTGCTGATTCGCAAGGTGGTGATATGGAATTACCATTTGTTTATCATAGAAATTGGATTACTTTGGGTGATCATGATCAACTTACTAAGATGGGACAACTAGATATTTTGAGCCCTACGGTTCTTAAGAATGCCAACTCCGTTAGTGGAGCTGATGTACAAGTTATCGTATGGGCTATGGCTACCGATGTTGTTTTATCTGGTTCTACAACTGTTCCTCAATCTTCTATTAAGCCTCTCAAATCTTCAGATAAGGTATCGAGATCTCGGGCATATCCCGGCAAGGCCAAGTCGAAAATTATTAAAACTTCAAATAGTAATTCTTCATCTAGTGATGCTGTTAGTATACTTCATCAGGTAAACAACGGTTTCAAGGATGAGTATGGTAAAGGTGTTATTTCCGCAACTGCCTCTGCTCTTGCTGATGCAGCAAATGTAGTTTCTAGTGTTCCTGTAGTAGGACCATTTGCTACAGCTACTGCTACTGCTGCATCATGTGTGGCTGGTGTTGCCGATTATTTCGGGTGGACAAATGTTCCTAATGTGGCTAATACTGAACCTGTTAAAAATCAACCTTTTCCTGCTTTTTCTTCACCAAGTATCTCCACACCTGTTGAAAAATTGTCAGTTGATCCTAAGAATGAGTTGTGTGTCGATTCGCGCACTGTTGGATTAGATGGTTCTGATGAATTATCTATTGAAGACATTGTTACGCGTGAATCCTACTTGAAGACAGTAACTTGTGCTGAGTCACAAGCAGTTGGTACTATTCTATTCACTTCCTTGGTGCTACCTGCTCTTTCTCGAATAGTTACTGAGAGTATTAACTCTCGTAATTACAAGAAACATTATTGTCCTCCTATGATGCATGTTAGTCAATTGTTTAGATTCTGGAGAGGTGATATATCCTTCAGATTCGTGGCTAACAAAACTAGGTATCATGCTGGACGAGTGATGATTTCTTGGGATCCAATTGAGAACAATTGTACTGGAAATTATCCTACGCAAACACATGCAGCAATTTGGGATTTTACTCAATCAGATGAGTTTGTTTTTACTGTTCCATACAATCAAGCTGACCCATGGTTACAGTGTAAGACAATCTTACCTACTGATGGTGAAGTTTTCAAAACTGACGGTACCACTTTAGGTGGTCCTGATGTTACTTCTGGTGGAGTCATTGCCTTCTCTAATGGTTCTATCGTGATGAATGTCTTGACACAAGTCACTGGACCTGCAACTGGAGCAAACATTGACATAATGGTGTTTGTTCGAGGTTGCCCAAATTTGAAGTTTAATGATCCCATTCAAATCAATAAATATGGAACAGCCTGGAGACCGCAATCATCGGTTGAGAAACTAGACACTGCTCAGATATCTATTGAGACAAAAGTTTCAGCATTATCTTTAGTGACTATGGGCGAAGATCACATTTCTTTGCGACCATTGCTCCATAGAACCACAGAATATATTAAAGCTGGTTTTTCTAGTGACACCACAAGTTTGATTAAATATGCAAATTTTAATTTGCCCAGATTACCACTTGTACCTGGTTTTGATCCATCTGGTTTTCATGTTACCAATCTCACAGGTAGTCCTAGATATAACTACCTAAATCAGAGTGCCTATTCATGGTTAGCACCTATGTTTTTGGGCATGAGGGGTAGCGTTACTTATCATGTTAATGCTTCCTCTCCTGAATTAGTAGATAGTTTATCTATTGTTAGATCTCATAGGGCTCTAACTACTAGTGAGTATTCTCGAAATGATAATGTCGCTACTGGTGTTAATGATTCCGTACTCAATCTACATTCCGTAGATAATGATGAGGAGTCAGGAATGACAGGAATGGCTATCACTAATCAGAAAACTCAGGCGGGTTTATCTGCCAATATTCCTATGTATTCTCGATTCCGTATGGTACCTACTTTGGCTCCTGGTATCGGTTATACAGATTTGGAAACACGATATGACTCTTTTAGAGTCATATGTCGTCTGAATCCAGCAGCGTCTGGAAAGAACGCTAATCTTTCCTACATAACTATTTATTATAATATGGGTCCAGATTTTAATTTCTTTTATTTTCTGAATGCTCCCATATTGTACTACTCGGATCCGCCTTCGGCGACCCCGTAGTACTTTTACGTATAAAATAAACTATATCGCACGGTGGTATAATTTATCTCGTCTATTTTTTAAAAGCGAGTTTTTTTACACAGTTTTTCCTCTGTCTCTTGTAGATGGTGAATAAAGGTGAAGATCGAAAGTTTTTCTCCAATTTGCCTCTATGGGGGCTTTTTGGATTTCTTTGGGAATCGTGACTTTATTCATCGGAAACTGAAATCGG